CACGCCAAGCAGTTCCTTCTTCATGGCAGGCGGAATGACGAACACGCGGTTGTCCATCGGGACATCGTTGTCGTCAAGCACCTGCAGAGCTTCGCGGAAGCCCAGGTCGGTAAAGCCAGCCGTTGCCGTACCAGCAGCGGTTTGCGTACCGGCACCGGTGAGGAACTCAAGCTGAGAGGTGAAGTTAGCAGCCTCAGCAATAAGCGCCGTGTCAACGCGGGTAGCAAGAGCGTAGCCAGCATCGGAGGTGTAGAACTGACGCAGGCTGTTGAGAGCTTGCACGTCCACAATGTCTTCGATGAGTCGGCTGTACTCGTAGTGTTGGTCGATAGCAATCGTCAGCTCAGACTCGGTGGCAGCGATCAGCGTCACTTCCGTTTGAGCAGCCTTGACGCTGGCAGAGCCACGGGTCGGCTTCGGAATGTGAATCGTATCGCCTTTCTTGCCGGTCATGCTCATGGAGCGAACAAGGGGCTTAACAACCAGGGACTTCTCGTATGCAGCAATGATTTCATCGGACCAAATCTCGGGGATGAAAGTAGCTGCGGTGGTTTTCGTTACGTGGTTAGATCCAAGTGCCATGATGTATTACTCCGTTAGTTTAATCATTTGACTCGACCCTCCTGATACGCTTTCATGATTTCAGGCATGAGGGCTTCGTATCGTTTCGGGTCTCGGTTCATTAGTTCAATAATGTCTCGACGCCGGTAAACCTTCCGCGACTTAGCGCTGTCGGGGTTGGACCGTGCCGAACCTGTAGAAGCTTTCTTGATTTCGTTCTGTTGAGCCACCTTTTCGACCTTAGCGGTTTGCTCGACGATACCGCGACGCTCCTTATACAGCGTTAGCAGCTCGTCTGCGGCAGCAAAGTCATAAGCTTTATCTGCTCGCTCAAACAACTCACGTCGAACTTGCGACTTACCAACCCACTCCTGAAAGCCAGAGTCCGTAAGAACATCTTTCATGTCAGGGTGTGCAGCTTGTAGTTGGGCTAGCGCTTGAGACTTCGCCATCTCTGCCGCCACAGCCTGAGACTGCTTAAGCATTGGATGGTTTTCAATAGCTTTCCTAACTGCTGCTTGTGGGTCGGTGAAGAAGTCCACCTCGTCCACTTCTGGTTCCGGTGCAGACGGAGCTTGCTGCGCTGCAATAGACTGCTTAACCATTTCGTCAAAAGCTTTGCGTAGCTCTCCGACTTCTTGGCTTTGCTGGCCTAGGCGTTGCTCCAGCTCCCTGTGCATCGTTGCAATCTCTGATGCACTTTTGCCCCTGTACTTCTCGGGGAGATCGTCTTCGGCTGCTTCGGGCTGTTCCGCCTCCGCTTCGGCTTCTTCAACTTCAGCGGTTTCTGGCTCCAGCTCCTCAAGCGTACCGACTTCGGTTGCCTCATCAAGCTGTTCTTCGGGGGCGTCTACTAATCGTGCCATTATTAAACTCTCCGGCCCTTGCGGGTTATCAGATTAAACTAAACGGGGCGTATGGCTTATGCTTGTCCGTTCTTAAGGCCAGCCTTGATATGCTCTCGCTCCCACTTCATAGCTGCGCCGGGAAAACTCCCAGAGTAGCCTTCAAGCTTACAGCGTACAGGGCTGATGATGCGTTTGGCAGGTTTACCGCAGGCTCCGCACCGGAACGAGTCGCTATCCCTACCAAACACTTCAGTTACTTCAGAGCAGCTTTCACACTGCACATCAAAAATCTTACGCATTTTCTTCCGGTTCTTCCGCCTGCTGCTCTGCGGCAAGCACAGCGTTTTCCCAACCGGCGATTTGCAGCAGCGCTTCAAAACGGCCTTTAGCTTTCCAGAACTCATTGGACGAGTCGATGGCGCCAAGGTTAAGGCTTTGAATAGCCACTCCAATTTCTTTTTGGAAATGCTTCCAGCCGTCCGTAAGGAACAGGCTACGGCAATCCTCAAAGAACTTCTGATCTTCACTGCTCATTTACTTTCTCCTTAGTGGTGCTGCGACGGGTGGTTGCTTGTGGAGCCGACATTAGCTTGTCAACTTTTTCCTCAATAGCATCTAAGCGTCTGAACACCTCCTGAAGGTAGGAAGTAGTGTTCGTAACTAATTCGTCAAACTTCGCTTGTGAAACAAGTGACATGGTTGTCTCCGTGAGGCCAGTCTTTATAGGTACTTCAAAGATAGACTATATCTTATCATATTTTGAACTAAATGTCAAGCCTTATTTCTTGCTTTTGGTTCCGCTACACTTCCAGCGCTTGCGGCTAAGGCGTAGCGGGCTGTTTGGGTCTTTGGCTGCTTTGGGGTGATCGCGCATTTGTCCAGCGCTACGTGCGCAGTACGCGTCACCTTTGGACGTGCCGGGGCGCACACGCGGCCCACCGCCTTTGGCCTGCCCCGCTTGCCCATACGACACTTTGCGTCCACTAGCGGTAATCTTGACCTTCGCCTTGCCTTTGGCGGGCGTACGTTTATTTGGCATTGCGCTTCCTCCTGCGACCAGAGGCCGTCACGGCGTGCTTAATAGGCTTGCTGCTGGTTTTACGTTTGGTAGACGATCGCTTTTCAGCAGCAGTCATTTTGTCTGCCACGGCCTTCGGGCGACATGACGGGTACGGGCGCTTCTTTTTGTCTTTGCCAGAACGGCCACACTTCTCGCCGGTCTTAAGATCACGCCAGTCTTCCTTAAACCATTTAGTCAAACCGCCCTTAGGCTTGTTAGGCATAGGTGCCTCCTCGCTTTTTGTACTCTTTGGTTAGCCAGCCGCTAGCATACGCGGACGGCCAAACGTCAAACTTACGCTTAGCCTCTGCCTTAACCTTTGCGTACAGCGCTTTGTTCTTTGGCGTAGGGCCTGACTTCTTAGTAGCTGCCACGCTTCATGCTCCGCGTGGTACGCTTAGCTTTGGTGCGGGATGCTGCGCCAGCACGCTTCAAACACTTACCGGCTTTCTTGCACTTAGCGGGGGACGGACAGGATGCACAGGGTTTCATTATCTAACTCCTAGTGTGGGTCGTAATGGTTAATGTAGCTGTAGAGCTACGGATAGGTTGTTACGCCATACAATGCCGGGAAGACCGGCGCTATTGGTTTCCAGGTGCCTGTCGCTGCGTCCCACGCTAACACGTCACCGTCGTTTGGCGTAGCGTTTGACACATCGCACAGCTCTTGCAACTTTTTGGTAGTTGACGGACGCACAAAAATAGTGCCTTGGTTTTGGTGTGAGCGCGTTACAGCAGCAATAAGTACAGGGCAGTTAGGTTTTGCGGGCTCTACGTTAGTAAGCGCTCCAGGCGTCGTAACAGATAGCCATAAAAGGTCACCTTCGTTAAACGCTAGCGTATTAATGTTACGAACTTTACCAAAAGACGTAACGTATCCAAACTCGTTATTGTCAAAGTCTTGATGAGCTACGCCAATAACCCACTCTTGACGAAAGCCCGTAACCGTTACGTCAGCTTTGCGGATTAACAAGTGGTCGCCTTGAGCGCCAGCAAACATAACTACTTCGCCTTTACTAATTGCTTCAGAGGCTTTAGAATAAAATAACTCTTCTTGCCCAAGCTCTAGCGTTACTTCGGCGCTTAGTGGAAAGTTAATCGTACCTTCGACGTCATTCCAAGACGTAGCGCCACCAGAGCCGGGGACGTTCAAGGACGTTGCTTCTCCGGTTCCGCTACCCTGCGACTGCCCCAGTACGTACGTATTGCCCTCAGACGCTCCCAGAAGCTCTGTAAGCGCTCCTACGTCTACCTCGCTACCATCCGTAAGGGTAAAGACTAACGAGCCGTCAGCGGCAATATAGGCGCTCTCAACGCCTACACCGTCCTGACCGTCAGCGCCAGCAGCTCCATCTGCGCCGCTAGGCCCTTGTGGTCCTTGTGGTCCCGGTACGCCTTGCGGTCCTTGCGGCCCCGGCTTGCCGTCACGCCCGTCTGCGCCGCTAGGCCCTTGCGGCCCTTGTGGTCCAGCAGGCCCTTGTTGCCCAGGCGCTCCAGCAGGCCCTTGCGGACCTGTGAAGCCCTGCATTTTCTTAACTAATGCTAGGAGCGCTAGATCAGAAGCCATAGCTTATTGCTCCTGTTGCGGTGCTTGCGGCGCGCTAGCGCCTCCCATTTCGGTTAGCTGGCGGATTAGCTCCGCTTCAGCTTTAGCCTTAGCCATTTCGGCTTCGCTGTTCTGCTTGCCCCGTAGCTCTTGCTCTTTCAGCAGCAGCTCAGCCATCTTAACGCGGCGCTCAAAGTCTTTGTCTGCAACGCCGTCGTTGTTCTGGTCGCTGTACTTAAGGGTAAGCTCCGTGGGTGCAAGCTGCGTTTCCGTGTTGTACTTGTTAGCACGGGACTGCGACTCAGCGGCCTGTGCTTGGAGTAGCTGCACTTGGCCTTGAAGCACAGCCATCTGCGCTTGCTGCTGCGCCATAGCCATTTGCTGCGCTTCTGGGTTCGGGGCAGCGCCAGCCTCAATAGCAGCAATCAACTCGTCACGGTTGGTAACGTTGAGGTGGTCGATAATGCCTTTAATAACCGCGCCGTGCGCAGGAGACTCTGGCGGAACCATCTGCAGGATTTGTGCAAGCTGTGCCACTTCATACTCACGGGCCATAGCGCCAAGGGAGCTGAAAGGAACAAACTTGTAATCCCGAACAGGATAGTTCTCAGGATCAAACTGCATGTAGCGATGTGCTGCTTTGCGCACAAACGGAATCAAGAAGTTCTCTTGGAAGTTGACTAGCGTACGTTTTTGACGCTTGACAATAGCGCCTTGCGTCATGGACATACCGGCAGCGGTTACGTCATTCTGCACCATGCCCGCGTTTGCTTCAGCAGCGCCGGTAGCTTGGCTAACCATTTGCTGTAGCTGTGCGCCCTGTGCAAAGGTTACTTGGTCAAGCTGTCCAAACTTAAAGGGCAGCAGTGCGTCAGACGGCGAGCCGTTCGTCAGCAGCATACGCCCCGGTCTAACTTCAAGCTTGTGGCCTCGCGGAATGCGCGTTGCGTCCACGGCCATCATGGGGTGCGTAGTAAGGGCGAGGGCGTCGATGCGTGCACGAAGCTCGGCGTCCAGCGCTTTTTGTGACATATAAGCTTTTTCGCATACACCCCGCCCCCAGAACATGCTCGGTACAATATCCCATTGGAACGCCACGACAGGGCGATCTTGGCACATGTAGGGTGACGGAATGGCTTTGAGCAGCGTGCCTTCGTTTGCAATTACAATCACAGCTTCAACGTAGCTGCCCTTCTCGGCAATCTCGTCTTCCGACACACCCTCTGCCAGCAGCAGGTCACGGGGCACTTTGCCATAGTATTTGGTTAACCGTACGCGGTCTTGTGCGTGGCTGTCAATGTACGGGTCGGGCTCAATCTCTTCGTCTGCTGCCGCCGTGCCAACGTACACGTCGTCACGATACACACCAGACTCTTGCAGCTCTTGGACAATGTGCTGCGACACATACTCGTCAATAGCGCAGCCAAGCGCATCGTCAACGCACGTGGCGTTAGGGTCGATGAGGAAGTTGCGCGGCTGCACCGGATTGATTTTGACGATAGGCCGATACGTTTCATTAACACCTACCTCTTGCATGTCGCCGTCAAGCAGCGGACGCGTGGCAGGCTTGTACTCTTTCATTTCCTCCACAACCACTTCGCCAATACCCGTGCCGAACACAGCAGCATTGACAAGCACTTCGGCTACAGCGGAGCGAATACGCGCAATGCCAAAGTCTTCGTGTAGCTTAGAGCGCAGATAAGCAATGTCGCGAGGGTCTTGATCGTTGAAGTCGTCTTTGATGTCGAAGAGTTTCCCACGACCAAACGTAGCCTCTTCAACTTCCGCAACGTTAGACTCTACTGCCTGAGCCGTAGCGGGGGCGATGAGCTTTGAACGCTCAGAGCTGCGCTCCACATCCTCAGCGGACCATTGTCCACGGTAGATGCGCATGTACTCTTCGTGACGCTCAGCGTAATTGCTTTCGTAAAAGTCACGCCACTTGTTACAACGGCTCACCACCCAATCGGCAAGGTCTTGCTCTGTGCCGAAGGTAGTGTCTTGCATAAAGATTGCTTCGCTCATTGTGTGTCCCTTTATAGTTTAAGCGTTACGGCTCAAGCTAATAGCCCGCTACGGCGTCATACGGTTCGTATTCGTCTTCAACATCTAAGTTAGCCATGTAAGGCACAACAGCCATTTGGTCTACGTAGCTCAAGGCGTCAAGCAAGTCGTCGTGCACTAGCTGCGACGGAAACGCTGAAGCCTCATCAACTAGCGCTGTGTTCCAAGCGCCATGCTTAAAGCGAATGCGCTTATGCTCTAAGCGGCCCTGCAGTGCCCATAAGATACGGTCTTGCTTTTTCTGATTGCCGTGGCTCAACAACTCTACACGAAACACACGTGCCGTGCGGCGCATTAGGTCGCTGAGCGGTCCCATAACGGCCTGCTGAGCGATTCCTTTCTCGACCCCTACAGCAGGTGGGCGATACTCCTCAACGGCCTTAAAGATGCGCTCTGCGGTTTCGTCAAGCGTCCAGCGACCAAACTGTATATCTTCAACCCACCACACGCCATTCTCGTCTACAAAAACAACAGCAATGGCACTATTGTCTCGCCGCTTCGTCTTGTTGCCTCTATCGCTTTCAAAGCCTGCCAAGTCAACCGCGATATAATAGTCTCCCGGCAGCTCTTGTGGCTTTGCATCATAGTACATAAAGTCGTCGGCATTAAAGAACTCCGAGCCCTGGGCGTCAAAGCTAGCCATGTACTCTTGGTTGAAAGCCCAGCGAGGCAGCGTAGCCTCTGCGTGGTCAATCTCTTTGCTATCAAGGAACGGATTGTCCCGTGACGTAAACTGCCACGCAGACCAATCGTCCCACGCCCCGGAGTAGCCGCCCATCCACATATCGTAAAAGTGGTTACGGCCTTCAGGCGTTCCGATGAACAGGGCGCGTCCCTTGAGGTCAGAGAGCGCTGGGCGCAAAATTGCTTCCCACACATCCTGCTTCATAAACGCCAACTCGTCCATGACCAAATACTTCAAGGACACACCCCGAAGGGTGTCGGGGCGGTCAGCACCCTTTAAGTATATGGTGTTGCCGCCAGCAAGCGTAATGGTTA